AGCTAGAGTACAAGCAATTAAAGAAACATTTAAAATACATAAACAAACAAAGGAGTTAAAATGAAACAAGAAAGAAGAGCGTATGAATGGAGCATACTTTGGTATTCAATGGATAAAGATGGTTACTACGAAGATTCTGATCCAGAGTTTGCTGATGAGTTAAAACATTTATTTAACCGCTTTGGTAAAGATATTCCTTTCGCAAAGGAGAGAAAGTTTACCGAGGTTAATCTTAATGAAGTATTTTATAATGGTAAAGATGCTTTTGGGAATTTGGAAATCAAAGTTTGGAGATGGAATAAAAGGCTAGATGATTGGGATTGCGATTATGCCTATATAGAGGATGGGACGGGCAAGATCTTACCTTCGGATTATTATGGTTGGAAGGTTCCTAAGAAGTATCAAGTAGAACTAAATAGATTTTTAAAAAGGAGTAACTAATGAAAACATATCATTGGACAATAACATCGAGTGGTTTTATAGAAGCACACTCAGTTAAGGAAGCTGAGGAGCTTCTGAAAGAGAACGCCATTGGGTACATCATAGATGATGAGAAGTACTGGCAGTTTGAGGTAGAGGATGAGACTGTAGAAGATTATGAGATGGAGGTTGCAGACGAGGAGGAGTAGTCTTTAAAATTTTAGGTGGCATGTAATACCAATAATCAATAACTTGCGGGGTAGTTGATGTTAAAAAGATGTGGAAGATGCAAAACCAAAAAACCAATACAAGACTTCTATAAGAATCGTCAAAAGAAAGATGGCAGACAAAGTAAATGCAAGGTGTGTCAAAAGAAATACCACAATCGTAACTGGTACAAGAAAAATAAAAAACGAATCATAGAAAAGAATTATACTAGAAAAGCAAAAGTGAAACGAGCCAATTTTAAAAAAGTATTAGAACTGTATTTTTCAAAAGGATGTGTAGACTGTGGCACACAAGACCCAAGAGTTCTGGAGTTCGATCATGTTACAGGAATCAAGCGTAGTATCAAACATCAGAGAGGTGCGGGAGTTGGATACCTAGTTCGCAACGGGTACAAGTGGAGTACGATTAAGAGAGAGATAGATAAGTGTGTAGTCAGATGTCGTAACTGTCATCACATAAAAACATTTAAAGATTTTAAATACCATACAGACGTTCAAGATATTATAAAAGAATATGAAGAAAACTTGGAACTTTACAATAAGGATGAGCGTTACAGGTGTATAATATGAAAGAAACAACAATAAACAAACAACTTAAAGACAAACTTGAGATACGTTATGAGTATCATGGATTCAATGGCGAGAGATACGTCAAGGTACCCATAATGTATGATCCCGATACAGGATACACATACGACATTGGAGACATATACGACATAAAAGGAGATGATGATGTTCGCAACACTGAACAAGTTAAAGTACAGGATTAAACAGGATATTAAACGTGTGGAAGAACACTGGGAGACTAACCCTAACAACGACTATTACTTTGCAGAGATATGTGGATTAAGGACTGCCTTAGACCAGATTGCAAGAGCAGAGGCTGAGGAGTTGACAGCGTTAGATAAGTGGGCTACACAAAACCAAGAAGAGGAAAGGAATGAACTTACAACTAGGAACAGGGCAAGAGGTTAGCATACACAAGGTAGAGTCTGTGGAGATAGAAGAGACTACCGAGTTAGATTCTCTAAACCCTCATAATAAATACTTTAGAACGATGCATGTCAAAACAGAGTCTGGTGAGACTATCGAGATCACACTGTTCTCTAAGGACAAAGACGTACTAGAGTACAAGGATTAATTGATGACACGGGGCAGGTACAAGGTCGGTTATATTTCACTCCATTTGTTTCCGACCACTCACAACTACACATCTTACTTGCCCCGTCCTCCCTACATACCAAAGGAACTTATATGCTAGATATACAAAAGATATATGAAGACTGGCTAAGGAAAGGCAATGAACTACATCGAAAGAAAAGGTATCAGGGAAAGGAGACTTGGTTTCATGCTTCTTCAAGTGGTATGTGTATGAGAAAGCATTACTTTCAACACGTTGCCAACGTAGAGCCTAAAGAGGTAGATGATAATACCATGAGATTGTTTAGGCTTGGAGACTTAGTGCATGGAGATATACAGGAAGCACTAATAGATTATGCAAGTCTAAATGGTTCTCAGATAATGATAGAACGTGAGATACGATTGCCTGAGGTAAATGTAAGAGGTTTCCTAGATGTAATCATCGTAGAGGATGATGCATTATACGACATTAAGACTTGCAATGCTTGGAAGTGGAAAGGATTGTTTGGTCGAAAGCCTGACCCTGAGCAACCCGTCAACTATAATATACAGTTAGGAACTTATGGTTGGTGGTATGAAGAAGAAACTGGGAACAAATTAAAGAAGTTGGCGTTACTATATTATAACAAAGACAATTCAAGAATGAAGGAGAAGGTTATTTCTAATTCATTTATAGACATAGCAAAACAATATTGGACAGATGCTAACAAGATATTTAAAAAAGGAAATCCTCCAATAGAACTGGGAGTTGCACCAGTGTACAAATGGGAATGTAATCCCAAGTACTGCAACTTTTATCAGGTATGTGGTGGAGGACTAAAAGAGAAAGGAGATGATCTATGAGCGATCAACAACCCGATTGGGATAAGATAACCGAAGGTAAAATACGGCATGGTATTGCAGTAGAGGCTTTTGGCAAAGGCATGGAACTCAATGAAGTTAACATGCGATTGATGGAGCAGTGGGTGCAGTTTATCATTCACGGCTACGATGGTATCAAGGACATACTGGAGCAGAAGAAGACTCTTACCAGTGAAGAGGTCGAGAAAGAGATTATTGATAAGTTTGATGGAGAGGTGGTAAAAGAAACAGATGAAGACTATGTGAAGAACGAAATCAATAAAGCCGTAAAGACATTGGGACAGAAGGACAAGAACAAAGTGCTATATCAGTTGAAGCAAGGCAACATTACTGTTGACAATCTTCAGGTTTGCCTAGAGAAAATTGAGGTAATGAAGCACTTTTAATTTTGATGGATATAGGAGATGCATATTATCCCGCTGATGATAGTCAGTTCACAAGATCAGTGCCTACTGGTAGATATACAGCGAGTATCATAGGAATGGAGACATCTGAAAATCTTAGGTTTGGTAGGTATGTGGCAGATGTTTTTAAACCTGAATACGAGGTGGATAGATACGAACACCCTGAGTACGAGTCATGTACTGTAAGGGATAACGGGGTGTTCCGCTACAAGAAGGTAGATGGTCAACTATACGAACACAGAAAGAACTGGGGATTTGCTCAGTTCTTATCTATCATGCAACTCCGTAAGGATAAAGGACAGGGTGGGCAACTACCCTTCCTTTATCTAGCTGATATAAAAAGTGCTAAAGTTTTGATAGATGTAACCATGAAAACATTTTATAATGACTTGGACTCAGAGGTTAGGTACCCTGTGGCAAGAACAATACAATTAATTAAGTCTGCGGGGGTGCCATTCTAATGGACATACTTACAAAGAAAGGACAGAAGTCATTAGAGTATGAAAGAGAAATGCTAGAAAGAATTAGGCAGAGTATATGCAGTACACATAAAAGCAACTCTATGTTGGTAGAAACAAACAAAGATACAGATGCTAAGGTAGATGGTGTGATTATAAAAGAAAATGAGCTGTCAGGTATTTTTGAATCTAAGTGTAGAGACCTGAGCTTGATGGAGTTACGAAACTTTGGCTCTTGGCTTGTAACGTTTGATAAAATTATGGACGGCAAACGACTTTCAGAAATGCTACGAGTTCCCTATCTTGGTTTCCTGTACCTAATCAAAGATCAGATTGTAATGTATTGGAAAATAACAGATGAATATGGGAACTTTTTGTTTGACTTTGACGTTAGAAATACAATGACACAAAAAACAATTAACGGAGGTATGATCAAAAGAACTAATGCATATCTACCATTTAAAAGAGGAATAGAATTACTATGAGTAAATATATATGTACCGCAAAGATAAAATACACAAGACAGGAAATACAGCTACATATCAATGCATTAAAGATGGCATTGGCAAACCCTGCACTTACGAACTATCGTGGTAGGTACGAAGCGTTATTAAAAGATATGAAAAGAATTAACAATGAAATGTTTGATAAGGAGAACGATGCTATGTTAAACATGGATAAAAGTGAACAGGAAGTAGAGTCATCGGTAGTGCAGGATGCGTAAAACTACTAGAAAGAAAATAAAAGAAGGATATGAGTTTGTTGAGTACTTATATGAATGTCCAGAGTGTGACTATGTTTACTGGGATGATTCAAAGAAACTGTTTAAACGCTGTCCTAAATGTTTTGTAAAAAGAATAAATAACAGAATGAGGCTTGCATTATGAAAAATCCAAAGAATGTGAAACGTGGTAGAAGAGCACGACAACGAGGTGCGGAGTTACAAAGACAGGCTGTGCGTATGGCAAAGGATGCAGGTCTTGAAGCATATAATAGAGATAGAGGTGGGGCACAGCACGAACAGGGAGACATAGAAATAGAAGGCCATTACTATGGGTGTAAGAGAAGGACTCGTATTGCACAATGGTTGAAACCTGAGAAAGAAGAAGAAGGTGTAGTTGTAAGAGAAGACAGGGGTAAACCTTACATTATCTTAGACTACGAATACTTTGTAAATCTATTATCTATTATGAAGGAACTTGCAGAAGATGAGAAATAGTAACGAATTAAAGAAAAGAGGAATCATTGCTGTGTATAAAATGATGTTAAAAAAGAATATCATAAAACAAAACGGCCCTGCCTATCACAGAATGAGACAGCTAGAAAGACAATATATTAAAGAAACGAGGTGGCTCAGTGGACGGTCTAAGGATGACGACAGCGTGTCGTTTAGTTGGCTACAAGAAAAAGATCTAAACTGAGTCATCTCATAAATAGGAGATCAGCATGGCTGAATACAAACAAAAAGACGGCAGTTTTACACTGTGGAAAAACAAGTACAAAGAAGACGGCGACAAAAAGCCTGACTACACCGGTAACGGAATGGTCAATGGCAAGAAGCAACAGTTCTCTTTGTGGATCAATGAGGATGAGAAAGGCGATAGATACCTTTCTGGTCAGTTCAAAGACCCATATAAAAAGAAAGATAGCCCTTTTTAGTGCTGATTGATTATAAGGGGGCTACGGCCCCCTTATTCAATGTCTTTTAAATAGGCGATACTTATGTCAAAGAATTTATTATACAGCGAAATACGGGAGAATAGAGGGGGTTTTTTAGCACCAATGTTTGAAATTTGTAGCAAGACAGGAAAAAGCTGTGGTCATTGTGGTTTTTCAACTTACAATCCAGAAATTAGAGATTTTGATGGAGAGCAAAGAGAATTTTGTGGCATAGCCGGTAGTTATGATTCTAGAGTTTCTTCACTTCCAAGCTGTTGGCTTGAAATGACAAAGAGTCAACGGACAACATATACAAAAAATAAAAGATTAGAATTGCAAGCGTTAGAGATAAGGAATAAGTAATGGATATATTAGATGAGTTTCCAAAAGAACAGCGAGAGCTAACAAAAGAACAGGTTGAGGAAATCACTAAGATTATGAGAGACTTACAAAATAAATTTATATCACTTGATGTGTACTGGGAAAATCTAGGTGATTTCTGGAAGAAGCATGGGTTTCCAGAATGGGCTGAAGAGTTTTACGAAAGGGCTAAGGGTTAGCTTTTTTCTTTGCTTTGTTTATAATTCTTTTTGTGATCTCGTCAACTGATATATCATCATACAACAAAGGGCTTTCTGGAAACGATCTGTTCCAATTCTTTATAAGCCTTGTAGCTTTTACAGAATCCCCTTCAATTATAAAATCTAATATTTTTGCACGAGTCAATCCTTTTCTGTATTTAACATAGCTTTTACGCTGACCTGCGGGTTCTATTCTTTCTGCTAATCTTCTAGGGACTGTTCCTAAAACTGGTGCAATATATTTAGGCAATCTTTGTAATGCTCCAATACCTCCATACTCACCTAAGTTTTCCCAAGTCCTAGTCATGGCTGTCCATATTTTATCAAAGTCTTGAACGACAGCAGGCTTACCTGCAAACTCTAAAGCTCTTATTGTGTTTTCAGATGCAACTATATCCATACCTATTCCAAATGCACCAACAGATGCAAACCTATCAAGCACATCACCCCATGTCATCCGGTCTACTTTGACCAAAGAATTTATTTTTCTATCTCCAAAGGCTACGTCTTTTAATCCACCAAAATCTAAGAAGTACTCATTCTCATCATACACTTCTCTTCCAGCATACGCTTCTGACAACCAGTCCCTAGCATAAGATACAAACTCACCACCAAGCAAACCAGCAGATGCTATTCTTAACATGGGAAACACATTACCTCTTTTTAGTTCGGCACCAAGCTGACCCCTGACCCAATTAAACTGTTTGTATCCAAACTTTTTAAATAAAAACAATGGTCTAAATCTTGGGTCGTTGAAAACTAAAGGCTCTTCCAATATATTTCTTTGCAACTGTGTGTCTCTTGCAAATCTGTACATAGCTTCAGATTTCTGTCTGTCTGTAATCTTGTTGATGTCCCTAAAGCCTAAATCGCTCAAGTTCTGCCTAGCCCAATTTTGTCTTGCTTTAAATATTCCCGTGCCCTTACCCTGTGCTATTGGCTGTAATAGATCAATCCATTCTTTAGCGGCCGCAGATGATACCAACTGGTTTATCTCGTTTATCTTTTTAAAACCAGACAACCATGTAGCACCTTCTGCAAATTTACCCATGAAAGAGTCATTGGGGTTAAGCCCTGCAAGAGACTGATACAGAGAAATATTACTAACACCTGACTTCCTAATAAGCTTTCTGTATTCAGAAGAAGTAGATAGTTTATACATGCCCTTTATAACTGGGTAGTAACCCGCTTTAACGGCAGTAGATATAGACAACTGAGTTAAGTTAGGAACAGTTGCAAAACCTAATCCTATTTTAGAACCTATCTCAAAGTCTACAATATCACTCCATACTTTTCTAGCCGATGCACTTTTCCAATTATATGATGGATCAAGCTCTATATTATTGCTTTGTATTTTATAAAGTTGGTCAAGTATATCAGCTTCTTTTTTAAATACTTCTATCTGTTTCTCAGTGTACTGATTCTTTTCATTTCTTCCCATCTTCCTTAACTCACTGATAGACCTTTTCCAGAACTCACCTTTATTACCAAACTGTTCAACACTGGCAACACGCCTTGCCCATTGATGAGTATACTGTGCTAGTGCTACCCTAGCATCTCTCTCTAACATAAAATCTGGAAGGTCTTTTGCTTTCCTAGCAATCTCTAAGTTCTTAGCAATGTTGTGGTATTGAGTGTTTACTGTTGTGTTTAATCTTTGAAATACTTGAGAAACTTTTAAATTAAAATCTGGTATCTGTTCTCTTTTTAAATCTCTTCTAATCCCCGCCATTTCATATATCGCTTTAAGAGACTGTTCAGACATACTACCCTTTGAAACAATATCACCTATAACCTTTTGAAACTCAGGCTTGTTATACATTGCATTTTCAGTAAACAACTGAGGATTTTTATCTCTTAATTTTGCTATGTCATTAGACAGTACCTTTAAGATGTCTTGCTTTATAATTCTGGGAAAATAAAATTCTTCTTTTGGCCCTAGGTCTACACCCGCTTTGCGTGCTATCTCCCACATATCATCAAGTATAGCTCTGTATTCTCTTACCTTTGGGTCATTAGCAAAAGCTGGGTTCTCCAGTTTTTTACCCAACTCAATAGCATCTTGACTTGCCTTCTCTCTAGCTTTGGTTGGAAACTTTTCCAATACTTTTGCCATTCCTGCTGATTCTAAACCGGCATCAGTAAACCTTTGGCTAAAAGTACCCATCAATGTGAAATATCTAGCATCTGCATCATTAACTCTACGACTTACCTCAGTAGACAACTGAGTATTTAACCTTTTACCTGAGCGATCTAATACCTTAAAACCGTGATAGTCAGACAATGTTTTATTAGGAACCATTGTGGTCTCCCACCCATTATTCTTCAAACGCTCTGAAAGTTTTACAACTCTTGTTTCATGCCTCATTTGATTTAACATTTTAAGTTGTTCAAGAGGTGTCATGTTCTTTACAATACGCTTTGGATTCTGGCCTACTAAATCTTTACCAGTAATAACACCAGCCCTGTCTTGAAAGGTGCTGTCATCCATTTTTAAATTCTTTCTTATGTCAAATATACCGTTAATCCTTCTTTGTGTAAGTTCAGCAGGGCTACCCTTACCACCCCTAGTAAAACCTCTCTGTTGAAACTCTGCAAATGAAATAGGGTCTAATTGTTTGTTTGTATCAGCATCTTTTAACTTTACAATATCTTCATCTATTTTAACTTTTTCTGAGCCTAGCTCAGTTTTCTTTTCTGATTTTGTGACAGTTCTTTTATCAAACACAACATTCTTTACCCTGACACCATTCCTATCTACAAAAACCTCATTAGGCTGTATAACAGTTTCTGTTTCTATCTGACCTAATATCTTAGCTCCTTCATCTGATGTTAATTTTACATCTTTCTTTGCCTGTCTAATTTTTTTGTAACCCTTAACCAAGTTACCCGTAGCAAACCTTTGTGCACCTAAAGCACCTACCACCCCAGCCGCATAGGCAAAGTCTTCAGGGCTTGGGAGTTCACCCTCTAATACGGGAGCCACCACAGCAAAATCAACAGTTTGTGCCGCCTTTGTAGCCGCTAGTTGGGTAATGGGATTAAGGTTCTTTGTAGCTGATTGAACTACTGGGCCAAGAGCACCTGTAGTTGCACCTAATACAAAACCTTTAGATGCGTTTTTAACATTCATTAAGAAATCAAATTCCTGTTGAGGATCAGCTATCTGTCCAAGGCTTGATTGTAACCCACTGTAAAAACCTAATTCAGTACCGCCTACAATACTAGCTTGAAAAGCCTGATTTACAACTCTTGGAGTAGCCTTCTTTATTACCTCTTCAGCAGTTTTTAAAGGAACCTTATTTAAAAGAAGTCTTCTCTTTGCCTCTTCTGCGTTTTTACCAATAATAGCCTTCACTAAGTCGTCACTTGCACCTACACCCTTACCGACTCCTTGCTGTATTGCTTTCCTAACCGCTGTTTTAGCCCCTACCCTTGCAAATGCATAGCCTACTCCTCTACCGGCTATCATAGCTCCAATGTCTGCTGGCTGTAAAAAAGAAACAACCATAGCACCAACATCTTCTAGTATGCCGGAATTATAATTAGACAAATCAAACCTAGGTTCTCCAGTAGCGACCTGCTCTGCTAAACCTGTAATGCTTTGATTGTAACCAGCTTTTACCCAATCAGGTAGCCAGTCTCCGGGTATGAACCCATACAGGTCTTTGTCTTCTTTTGAAACTTTATATTCTGTGTTTTTTTCTAATAGTGCATCGTAGTATGTAGAAGAATCAAATAAGTTATTATCGTAGTCTGATTTTTGATCTAAATAATCTCCAGTGTTTTGCACCTTTTGTATGGAAACGTCATCCAAATCTCCAGACAAGCTATTTAATAGGTCATCGTAATATGAATATTGCTTGGTGGATTCAGCCATAAGTTAATTAAAACAAATCTATAGGCTGTACATTGCTTTGTGGGTCTGTATTAGGCGATGCCATTGCTCCCTGAATATTAAGAAGTCTTTCCATTAAATTACTAGGTGTGCTTGATTCTTTTTCAAAATCAAATTCTTTGTTAAGCTCTGCCAAAAGTAATTTATCGCTATCGCTTAACTTACCTTTATTAAACTTAAAAGAACCCTTGCCCCCACGAGCATCCCTATCTAATGTTACTTGTAAGCCAGTCGGGTTATTCTTTATAATTTCTTTAAACTTTTTAATCTGACTTGCAAATTCTCTTGTTTTTGGAATTTGTTTATATAGTTCTTTTACTTGATTAACTAAATTATCACGAGTTTTTAAAGAGCTGTTTAGTTCTGCGACCTTTTGATTAGCACCTCTCTTGCCAACTCCTTCGTATTGCTCTGGCTGAAGAACTAGCGTGCTTATCTTATCAGACTCTACATTGAATTGTTGTGCCACCCTATCATAATATTCTGGATTGTCTTTACCTTCTGGCGGTAATTCAAATGCAAGTGCATTAGGATTTATTCTAAAACCAGAGTCTTCTCTCTCCCCTTCTTGTATTTCTTGCCCAGCAATACTTAACCTTTCTCTTAGCCCAGAGAGACCCGGTAATGGTTTAGATGTGGTAATGTCTGCATCCCTACCCTGACTCAATAATTCCATTGCCTTGTTGTACTCATCACTGCCCTCCGGTTCAATCGCTAAAATATATTGAGCATCTATACGATCAGCATTTTCCAAGGCATCTGAACGTGTCACTAATGATTCTGTAGTAGCCGTATCATAATCTGGCCTAGCTATAAAAGTAGATATGTCAGATGCAATTTCATTAATTACATTATTTCGTGCCGAAGATGGATCTTCTACTGAGGGAGCAGTGATTCTGTATTTATTATTTATTCGATCAATGTTTGCTTGAAAAGCACCTAACTGGCCCCTTAACTGCCTAAGCTCATTAGTAGGATCAATTCCAGTAGCTTTTAAAGCATCTAATATTTCTTTACTGGTTTTATTTTCAGTGTCTATACTTGGTATCTTTTGAGCAACCTTTATCATTTCTTTTTCTATAAAAGCAATGTTGCTCCTATCTTTCTTTAATTGATTTTGATCTTCGCTAGACATGATACGCATACCAGTCTGTCTTTGATTATCATATTTAGATTTTGCCTTAACTAAAGTATCATAAGCAAATGGATCCCTTTCTTTCAACATTCTTATTTGTTCTGGGGATATCTTAATTTTATCGTAATCATAGAAAGTTGCATCTAGCCCAAGGTTCTGTATTTGACTTACTTTACCCCTAACTTCAGAAAGGTTCAAGTCCTGAGATTCTGCTTGAGTGTCAAAAAATTGAGCTTGATCTTCAAAATTAAATTGTCTAGCGGCCCTTGCCTTACCTTCATAATCATATTCTGGTAAAGCATCAACAATTCTTATATAGTCACCTTTTTTTTCAGCTAACTCTTTGTCCTCTTGAGCTTTTTCATAACGCTTTTGATTTTCAACATCTAATTTATTCTGTCTAGTTATAGAATCCTCGTACCTTTTATCTGCAAGTTGTTGTCTACCAAGTGCTAATTGATTTTGTTGGAATTGATTTACATAACCGGGAAGGTTATCTAAAAAGTCTGCAAGAGGATTATCGTATCGGGCAGGGCCCAAACGCTGTCTTCTGCTATATATACTTCTAGGGCCGTTAGCCATTACTATCCCTGACGTTCATCTCTTGCACCCTCTACTTGAACCCATCTTGTTCCAGTCCACTCATACTCGGTACCTAAGTAATTAAATGTTTCACCCTGTTCTGGAGTTGGTGGTGCCCCCGGAGGAACAAAAGCAGTACCACTACCACCATACGTTCCAAATTCTCCACCACCTGCAACAATGTCTGCCGCAGTTCCTAAGGTTTGTGACTCAAAAGCTTTTTGTTCATCCTGTATTTGCTGTTCAAGAGACTGCTGTCCCTGTTCTACCATTTGAGATATAGCACTTTGCTGTGCACCAAAACCACCACCAGCACTTGCTAATCCCTGTCCACCAGTCATGCCAAGTAAGCTTTGACCAGCACCCTCTGTAGCCCTTGATATGCCAGAGGGATCAAATCTTTGAAATAATGCTAGTTGCGTATCATCAGCAGTAAGTCCCTGATCTCTTAAAATTTGTTCTGCCGTCAATCCTCCAGTTTGCATACCAATAAGTCCACCATCTTCAAAGTTTAATCTTCTAACGCCTCCAAAAACTGTATCAAGATACGATGAAGCATCTGCAACCTTTGGAGTTTTAAGAGGTGTGTTTATATAATTAGGAGAACCAAAAAAGCTTTTACTAAAAAGTTGTCCTGTCCCTTCAGCATACCCACTAACTCCTTTTCCCATACCTAAAGCCTTAATACCCTGAAGACCTTCGGAGGTAAAGGGGTTATATTGACCATACTGTCCACCACCCGGAGTCAACCCTGCGGTTAAACCAGCTTGTGCACCTGCAAGAAGTGAGCGACCTAATATTCCTTCACTAAATTCTTCACTAGCCTCATCAACATCTCTAAATCTTTGTTGATTGAACACAGTCCCTGATGTATCATAGTCCCTAGCCTTTCCAGCACCAATTCTTTCACCAAGGCCTTTCCCTAACCCAGCACCTATTGCGGCCCCTGCTGGGCCACCTATTGCGGCTCCAAGCAAACCACCTGCTGTACTAGCAATACTACCAAATAAACCACCTTTCTTTTGCCTTCCAGCTTCTTCTCTTTGTATTTCGTCTAGCCTATCTTGATCAGATCGCATTTGTAATGCACGAGCTAGTGCGGCTCCACCTCTGGTAGTCGGCCCACCGGTCTGCATCATCTCCATTAGACTGGATGTTTTACCCATGTCAAAACCAATCATGTTTGGGCCAGAAAAAACTGGCATATAACCTTTTGATTTGTTAGAACTGTTATGCATGGTGTGATTCCTTTGAATTTAATAAAACTTTTATCATAATATAAAGATTATATTGTTACGATTGTCTTCCATACTGACGTTATAATCCAATGCTTCTCACTGGTAACTATATTGGAATTATCTGGATTTAATCCTATTTGAACTACGCTACCGGATGCTATAACTGGAGTTGCGTTCCAGTCAGAAACATTTATTGTAAAATTACTATCATCAAGCCAGTTGTCCTGTGCATCAAATGTGCAAACCACATCAGGGGTATCGTTACCCTGTGTGGTTTCTTCTATTGTAAAAACTATATCTGTTGTGGCGGTGTTTATAGCAGGTAGACGTATTATTAGCTTGTAACAAGTCATTTCAAAAGGAGCCAAAAAAGATGCCCTAGCTTCTGGAACTGATGTTTGTTCTCCTATGCCCTGCCAAGGTATGTATATCTTTGTTCCGGGTAAATCATCTGTAAAATTGTGAGAAAATATTCTATAATCTATAAATGATGTTGTGTACTCCAACCTTGAGTTTACTTGTAAGCTATCAACAGTAAGCTTGCCCTTTTCGTGTTTGTTTTGACTGCCGTGCATATCAGAAGTCCACAGCTTACCACGTTCTTTTCTGTATCTTGTAAGGGTACCACGATTTCTAAAATACAACACCTCTTCACCTTCTCTCATAGACTGAACAGAAGGCTGTTCTCTTACAACTCTAATCTTGTCCTGTTTTCTATTGGCAATAAATCGAGTAGCCCTGTCCATCAAGAACCTTTCTTATAGAGGGTTCTATACTCTATTGCAATATCATTAATATATGCCTTAACAGCAGTAGTACTACTATCAAACTTTAACGAAATTTTATTGCAAGTTACTGGCGATGACGGAGTAAGCTTTACCTTTGCCCAATTAGATGCCGATGCACCAATAGTACCACTCAATGATGTGCCAGTACCATCTTCCTCTAACAAGCTAAACATACCTGTCAATGCTACATCTGACTTATATGTAACATGTACAGCGTATACTTTCTTAACTTGATGTATGTCTCCAAAGCTCAATGCTTTCGTTGTAAACTGTGTCAATGTGTTAGCCACAACTGTTCTATGTATTTGATATATGTCAATTTGACCATTGCTATCGTGAGCTATTAGCGTATTATTGCTTTCCGTATCTACTGAATTAGTAAGTCCATCATTAGTATCCAAAACAAAATCTCTGGCAAAAGTAAAATTACCTTTCTTTAAATCACACATATATACATCACCAGCATTATCAAGGCTTTTAACTATAAAAACCATAGACTCTTGCTCATCGTATATAATACCTGTCGTTCCACCAACATGACTATTCCAGTCACTGTCGCTAATTTTATTTTCTTTTAAGTTGGTTATAGAGGATCCATTATACAGATATAAACCCTGTCTATTAGCCCATATTACACCATATTGAGTATTTTTTACCGCTTCTGGATGTAATACACCCTGATACTTTTTACTATCCTCTAAGAACCAATTACGGTCATCTCCGGCTATATTAATAATGTCTAAACTTTTATTCTTGTATGCTAACAATCTATCTGCATACGCCTCTATCGCAACGTACACATCTGCATCACCCTTAGCCGCCTCTATAAAATTAGTAGAAGGAAATGTATCGTACCTGTTAGGCATGGAGTACATAATTCTATCTGGATAAGACTTTAATGTAGCATTTGATTTAGAACTTCCAGTATCTTCATCCTTCATCGTTACGTTACAAACAAACACTCTATTGTTTGCAACTACTGCATCTTTCCAATGTTCTCCAGAATCACCCAAAGCATTGCTAAATATACTGGAACTAAATCCATTTATTACTTCATAAGTAATAAAACCTAACTCCTTAATACTAAAGTTATTGGCAACGGTTCTATCTGGACATGAATAAAAACTACCAGAAAGAGTCAGCGGTACCGAAGAACCAGTTGCGGTAGCATTGGAAGAAATTGTTATAACATTTGAAAGATTATTAGCAGTCGTAATAGTTGCCCCATCAGGAATACCTGCTCCAGATATGGACATTCCAGCTACGGCAAGATCATTTGAAGTGTTTGTAATATTAGCACTGCCATCTGTTACGTTTCCAGTTAATGTTTCGCTAATATTAGACCAAGATGTGTACTCATCAGATAGTTTTATCCTACATCCTTTTCCAAGGTCAATATCTAACAACATAATATACTCTGATTCTGTGCCCTGCTCTCTTATATAAATCCTACCCCCAGAAATTCTAGGATCGTATGGCCCAACTGTAGCAACATTTAAAGATAAAGATTTAAACTCATTTGCCTCTGACACAGTAAGAGTGTCTGCATAAGTAGATGGTAAAGACTCTTGATTACCATCGTACACAAATGTTTGAGCAAATTCATAAGTGCCACTTGCTATTAGTCCATCTACGTCTGTTTCAGTTACTATAGAAACATTAAATCCTGAACCGGAAGTTAGGGAGATGGCAGTGGAGCTGTCATTATCTTGATTCTTTTCAAAACTAGCCAATACGCCAACTGTTCCAGAACTAGATGCTACTTTACCATCAGTAGGCTTAGAAAGGTCATTATCTTTTGCAAAGTAATTCATGTAAGAATTATCATCATTTGAAGAAGGCTCTGTAGATGCATCACCACGTACAAAATGCCTTCTTTGTATCCAGCCATACCATTGAATTTTACAGTCATTTTTATCGGCGGTATCGCAACATCTTATGGAATCTTCTACCTTATAATACTTAACCTGAGATGCAATGTCTGTTTGTGATGAGTTTAAAGTAATAGAACTTAACTCCCATGTGCCGGAAGTTATAGAAAACGTGTCTATTGTGTGATCTGCCGGACTAGATAAAAGCAATACTTGATCTCCCATAGAAGCACCTGTAAGAGTAGCACTCCAAAAATGCTGAGGTAAAGTCTCAATATTAAGAGAAATAGCCCTATCAAAAATAATATTGTTTCCGTTTGTATCTACTACCCGATACTGACCTTGACCCGCCCTACTAATTCCGTCTACGGGGAAAGAGCTAGCGGTCATGTTTACAAAAGTCCCAACAGGAAAAGAGGATGCTAAATTTTGCTGAGTACCACTAACTTTATATTCTAACTCTCTTAATATGCCACCATTAGTTCTTGCTATGAAACCAGTAGCGGAACCTTCATTATCGTCATCTCCTGTAATAGAACTTGTTTGAGAAACCGTAACCAAATCTCTTGCGAAGTCTGTCTCAAAATAACCCAATCCATATCCGGGTTGTACCGTATCCACACCAGTTGTAAAAGTTAATGTCCCATTCGTTACGCTACCTCCAGTAGTAGAAACACCACTTCCATCGGGGCCGTCACCTAGCTCAAAAGAGGTGCTACTTGTTACAGACTTCACAAATGAATTGGAGGGTATTCCTGTTCCAGCAACAGTCATCCCAAGAACAATTCTAGTATTTGCATCGTGTGCAATCGTAGGGTCATTATTGTAGTCACAAGTCTCATCTGTAAACGAGGTAGAGTAGGAAGCAATTTTATTATTAGTGCTGTCTTTCATGCTGTAGAATGGCTGTATACCACCATACACATTGAACATGACAGCCCTAGCCGCACCTACCTCATTGTCAGCAATGTCAGCAATGTCCTTAACAGTGTTTAATCCACCGCTAAAGTCATTTAATTGGTACAGTCTTTTAGGCACTACTTACCTTTGAATAATCCCTCTATAACGTCTGTTACAACGTCTACCATCTTTTCAAAGAAGATTTGCTCTTTTTCTTCAGATACGAAAGGGATGTCAATCTTTTTGTTGATTGCAGTAGCAATACTCTCTGACATCTCATCTGATGAAAGGTGGTTCATTGCTTCTTCTTTCATTTTATCTGCCTGCTCTTCTGCAAGCTTAACTAGCATTGATTTAATATCCATTTTATTTTCCTTTTTTTATGTTCATTATCAATAATATTATAGAAAGCAGTGCAACCACTACCTGTAATAATTCATGTACTTGCGTTAGCCCAATCGCATAATTACTAAAACTAATTGCGGCTATCTTTAAACTGTCCATCTCTAATGCTTTCCATTAATTCTAGAAAGGCTACCATCTATTCTAGAAACCTGATTATCTAAGTCGTTAATACTGGCTGTCATGGCATCAAACTTACGATCTAATTTGTCATCTGATTGATTCCATCTGTTAATTAATTTTATTATCATTCCTTCCATATTTTCAAGAGTTTCAGACTGTCCTCTATTCTCTACTTTCAAAGCTTCTAATTCTTCTTGTTGCCTTGCTGACTTGTTGGACATAGATATAACTAGATAAACAAACATAGCACCGACCACTCCGATCATTCCCGCTTCGCCATATACTGCCATAAAATCCATCACGTCTCCGCTATTATTATAAAAGGGTTAAACTCTTTATTTTCCCAAAAACAAATAGTTAATTCCTGTAGTTCATCAACTGATAAATCCAATGTATAAATTAACATTATCATTTTTTCTTTTTTTTGCCCCAACTAAATGGGTTTAAGTTTAATTCTTTTTCGTAAAAAGCTACCTTTTGTGCTAATTCTTCCCTTTCAGCTTTTTCTTCAACAATATGTTTACTAAGTAAGTTTTCAATTTGCTCATCTGCACTTGCCACCTTGTTTTCCAACGCTTTAATACGGCTTTCAATCTGCCAATAACCATACACCAATATTGCCACGAGAACACATCCCTGAGCAAGCCATTTAAGATTAATAGATACAATGGCATTATCATCAAGAACGGTAGCACGATAGCTTCTGGCGGTATCCGGCTTTCCACTCATTTCACCACATCTTCAAACTGGTGATGTATCCAACACCAATTAGATGTTTCATACACCCTGCCATGATAGTAATGTAAAACTGAATCAACCCCCATCACCTCTATAAATACTGTATTTGTAACCGTATCCTGCGGTGTTATTTCGTAGCCCGCTACGCTCCACCCGTGACTGCATCCTCCTGTCATACTCATACACAACAGGAGTCCCATAACTCGTACTAACAACTCCAAACCCTCTCTTTTTAACTTGTTTTATTATTTGACTCATAGCACCATCCACCATGCTATTGCAGTTTCTACTACAATATCAGCAAGAGTATTGTATGCCCACTTCTTTTTACTACCGTAAGGTCTCCAGTTTTCTATATAATACTCAAACACTTCCCATAAGACACCTACAATAAGTACACCCATGACACACCAGAAGTCGCTCCAGTGTAACCATTGAAAAATTTTACACAAGAAAGCACCAGCCGCTAAATGATAAGCTGTCCAACCGTCCAGTTGCCCAGTTTCTTTTTGCCAAGTTACTAAATCTGTTAGTGGGCTTTTCATTTTTGCTCTCCTCTTTAGCCTCTCTGTCCTTCTTACCCTCTGTAAGCTATGCATACTGCTGTAGAATCTGTATGGTTCACAATGCCACTAAAGTTTCCATACAGTATTTCTCCGGGTATAAGATTAACAAAAGAACTGATATCGTCACCTATGTTTGACGTAACCTTTATTTTAAGAAACTCAGTCGTACCACTAGAATCTTTACCCAACGCCTGTATAGCAATCCAAGAACCTGTATCTGGATTAACAACAGTAGTATTGTGTACACCTATAACATCAAAACCATTCTGACCTATTAGAAGATTAGCGGCTTCTTTCTGTGTGTATTTGTAAAGGCTCATTACTTAGAACCAAACACCTTTGAGAAAAAACCTTTCTTCTTGTTCTTCTTACCTTTGCTTTTAAGCTTCTTACCTTTTTTCTTTTTCTTTTTAATTTCTTCACTAGATGCTAGTTGTTCATATTCAACTACACTAGGTGGATTTGCACTAATAAAAGAAAAAGCTATTAAGAAAGCCATTACCTTTTTCATATCTATACCTTTATATGTTTTGAGACTTCTTCATCTCCAGCCATCATTGGAACTATCCTCGAAAGTAACTCCGATTTAGTTTCTGAGCTAGAGTATGAAATACCTCGTTTATCGTAAAAATCTTGTATCTCTGCCTTTGTATTATCCATTGTAGGATAATCAGACTGTGATGTAGCTACACAATTAATAAGGTGATGATGTCCGGGGTCTAGTCTACCATGACCACCACCATGACTATCGTCACACTCATCAACATAAGCCTGTTCAATCGTTGCCCAACTATCGCTTCTCTGAACAACCTCACCATCTAATACTAAAAAATATTTATACCTA